AGATATCTGGGTGCAGTACGTATAATGCCAGGTCAATCCAAAGTTAACGGTACCTGGAGGACCACAGCTGGTCTTTCAGTAAAAGTAGGCGGTCAATGGAAAACCGCCACTTCAGCATTCGTTAAAGTTGGTGGGGTTTGGAAACAATGGTTTGCATCTAAAGTTCAAGACGCGTTTAATCGAGCATCTACAGTAACCGGATTAGGTACTGCAGATAGCGGGCAAGTATGGACAGCTCTTCGTGGAAACTGGCGTATTAGTGGATCTAACTCAGCTCTTTCAGATGATGCCGCAAGTTCTTACCCTATTGCCTCAGTTAATCTAGGTAACACCGATATCTCTGCACAAGCAGACGTTTCAGGCGGTACTGGCGCTGCTTTTTGGATAACAGACTCAGGATCTTGGTGGGCTACATACCCTCAATATACTCAGTCTACTTCAGCTATTGTAGGAAGTTGTACAACTACGGCATCTTCTAGTTATTACTACTCTACTTGGAATACAACTGTTACTGGGTCAGCCTGTACAGGAAGTCAAAGTTATGGAAGTTCTAGTCCTTGTGCTGGAGGCGGTACCGGGTGTCTTCCTTCAGGATGCTGTTCTCCGGTTACTTCCGTACCAGGAACCTCAACCTGCAGTAACTTTCAAAATGACGTTCTTCTTAGCCAATGCGCTTCAGGTTGTGGTTCAACGTTTAATCGTAGCGTAACAACATATGTATCTGGCACTAGCTGTAACTACGAAAATACTGCCTTAGCTTGGAGTGGAACACCGCCCTCTAATTGTTGCACCGGTACGGTGTACAATCAACAAACGCAAACTAATACTTCCTATAGTATTGCAGCCTGTGGCACACAATGTTCAGGAAGTGTAAGCTCTACTAGCTATAGTATATCTGCATGCGGCACACAATGTTCGGGATCTGTAGTAACAGGAACTACCTACTTACACCCAGAATGTGGAACTCAATGTTCGGGATCTGTAACTGTTGGTGGTGGATCTGTTTCTTACTATCCAGCAGAAAACCCAACATATGGTGGAGAGGGCTGTGCTCCGGGAGATACCACAGTAGCTAACTCAACTAGCAGTGAGTGTATTCAAAACGCGGCTTTTGTTTGCTGTAGAACTACTAGCGGTACTGAATTGAGCTGTGCGGGAAACTGCCAAACAACATCTACTTCCTGTGCAAACAACTGCTCAACAACAACTACCCAATGTGCAAACAACTGCCAAACAACAACAACTACCACTGGAAAATGTATAGCAAACCTTATAACAACTTCAACCCCCGTAGTAACTAATTATTATAATTGTCATACGCAAGTTACAACCACCCCAACAACATACTATTGCGGAACTACGCAAGCGACTAGTAGCTGCTCAGGGTCTGCGTCTTGCACAGGGTTTAACTGTTACACCGGGGGTGCGTGTGGAGGATTAAACCAAAATCAAATAGGAACTACTAGCTCTTGCTCTGGGGGACAGGCTATTTGTTCAGGGGCAGGATGTACACCATCTGGTTGCTGTTCAGGCGTATCTTATTCTGGTGGAGATACTACTTACCACACAGACCTTGTTATTGTCAGCTCGGTATCTGGAAGCGTAGTTTCTCAATCCGCTACCCGCCTAGCTACCAACACAAACTCTGGCTACACAAGTGTAGGGTCTTTGATAGTATCTACTGTTGGAAACCAGATTACCGCTAAAGCCTACGCCTCTGCGGGATTGACAAGTCAGCTAGGCTCAAATATAGTTATTACGCCTACCAGTCCTACAAAAGGAACTTCAGTAGGTATAATTAAGGCCCCATCATCAGGGTCTCAAGGATCAACACTTGATAATTTCTTAGGAACAATTTAAGGAGAGCAATGACTGAAAATACAAGACCTGCTAGGCCATGGGACCTTTTTAATAAAAACATAGGCCGAGTAGAAACAGATATAGCTGAAACACGTCTAGATATATGCCGCGGATGCGATAGGTTCATCAAGTCTACTTCGCAATGCAAAGAGTGTGGATGCATAATGAAATTAAAAGCAAAGCTACCTAATGCTTCTTGTCCACTTCATAAGTGGGAAGCCATACAAATATCGTACAAGAAAGAGATCTAATGACTACTGCACCTAATCTGCCCCCAAATAAAGTTGCATTTATTATCGACAATGAGGTAGTAGACATCATCCACACAGACGATCGTCTAGCTGCTATATTTTTAAGCGAGCCTCTAATGGTTGACGTAACCGATATAGAGGATGGGGTATTTATTAGCAGCACTTATAATCCAGAGACCGGTACTTTTACCGCTCCTCAGGAGGACTAATGCGCGGGGAGAGAGTGGTAGGCCGTTTTAACGTAGAACATGAGCGTGGCGCCATTATCTCTGCTACCTCAAAAGAAGTAGTACGTACGGTCGGATACAACATTGAGTGGTGGTTTTACAACAGCTCTACGAGCGTAGTAGATCCCATATATGACGTAGGAAGTAATAGCGGTGGGCGTAGATGGGACGGGCCAAACAGCGTCCCCGTAGTCAATGCCTCCCTATTCCAGGGAGTAACTGTCCAAGGAGATAGAGGTTTTTACAATACTGACGTTTTAAGGGTAACTCTTAATATGGACATTATTGACGGCTCAAGCTTATCTGGGCCGGGTTCTCAAATTATTCCTAAATTAAAGCACCTCCCTACAAACCCGGACTCTTATTTAAGAGATAGAATTGTATTCCGTAATCAGGTATTTACCCCTAAGCAGGTATTTGCTAAAGGAATTATCGTAGATGACTACACCATTTTTAGTATTGACTGTAATCAGGTAAACTCTGAAGAAATGATCAACGACCCTCAATTCCAGAAATATGCCAACTACACCGCGTTTGGAGCTAGAGATGCCATCTAAGATTAAAGTAGGTGGCGCGGGCCACACAATAAAGAAAAATAAAAAAGGCGACATTATTGTTGACCACGAAGCTAGCGCTAAAGCTGGCAAGTACGATAAGATTAATCTAACTAAGAAAGCTGGGGCTAAGACAGTCAAGGAAGGCGTTAAGGCCACCAAAGACTGGCATAAGAAGAACCCCCATAAGAAGGGTAAATAATGGCTAAGAATCCTTGCTGGGACGGATACGTACAAGTTGGTATGAAGAATCAAAACGGTAAGAAGGTGCCAAACTGTGTGCCTGAAGGTAAAGGAAAAGACAAAGTCGCTAAACCTAAGAAAGGTAAGAAATAATGTGTAAAGTATGCAAAAAGCCAGGCTGTAAAGGTAATTGCAAAAAGACTGCAAAGAAGTCTGCAAAGAAGATGTCCCCTAAGCAGAAGAAGCTTGACGCGGACAAAGATGGCAAGCTAGAGGGATCTGACTTTGCCGCCCTACGAAAGAAGAAGAAGTAATGTGCTCTACTTGTGGCTGCGGAATGCCTAAGAATAAGCATGGCCAAAAGACTATAGAAGCCGCAAATAAAAAATATGACAAAAAGAAGGACTCTAAAGGTAAGGCTAAGAAGTCCAATATGGTCAGAAAAAAGGGCATGTAAACCCCAAAATTATTAAAAAAAATAATGACTTAGGCCCCGAAAGGGGCCTTTTTCATTTATCCTTTGAAGTGACGCCGGGGAAACCCGGAACCCTGCTGCTTAACCTGCGCCTTCTATTGGAGGATTTACTATGATACTTCTAGCCAAACGGCTATACCAAGCTCAGTCTGATGCAGACCGAGAAGAGTTCGTTCGCGGCCTTACAGCTTTTGACGACAAAAAGGGTAAGAAGAGATTCTTAGCTGGATTTGTTGCAGGGTATGTATTGACTGCGGCGGTTAAGAAGAAGTGAATTCAGTAACTAAAGTCCTCTTAGATTCTTACGCAAAAGCAGCAGTTAAAGAAGCAGTAGTATTAACCGCTAACCTTAGAAAATATGCACAACAGGCTGGATGGCCTATTGCTCTTGTCATGCAACTATCTGTTTCTAATGATAGAGCCGATGGCAAGTGGTCTGTAAAGTACCCTAAAGCTATAGATGGTCAGGTAATTGACCTTGAATACGGTACTGACTCTACTCCCCCAAATCCAGTTATTAGAGACTTCATTCGTGGAATGGAACCAGATCTTGGCGACGAGTGGTTTGATAAACTTATGGAAGCGGGGATAATGTAATGCCCTATATTATTAATGAAGATAAGGCGTTAAAAACTTTAATAAGCGGCATTACTGTTTCTGACTCTGGTAACGCAACTCGCCCTGTAGGGGTGTGGTTTGGACAACCAGATAATGAAATCCGTCAGCAGAGCTACCCATATATTACAATTGATCTTGTAGGAATTGCTGAGTCGCTAGACAGGGCTCATAGAGGTTACATAGATTTGCCGTATACTCCTGAAGGTGGTAGTGCAAACGTAGATTACGCAACCTGGTACCCAATACCAGTAAATTTAGACTATCAAATAACTACATATGCTCGTCAACCTAGACATGATCGACAAATTATAAATGCTTTATTTGCTCCAACGAGACTACCGTTAAGATTTGGACTCCTAGTAATTCCTGAAGATGGCACTGTACGCAGGATAGATATGATGGGGTTTGTAAAACGAGATACGACTGAACAAGACAAGCGCTTGTTTAAAAATATCTACAACGTCCAGGTTAGCTCGGAGTTCCTCCCAGCTCAGCTTGTACAGCTATACGAAGTGCTAACACCACCAAACATCACACTACAAGAGCAATTTACAGATTTCACACCAATCAGTCAATAAACTCGGAACCCACAGTAAACAACCTAACATATTAAGGAGTAAAACCGAATGGCTACATACAGTAGACCTGGCGTTTTCATTCAGGAAGTTGAACTTCCACAGGCAATAACTCTTGCAGATAGCGGAAACTCTATCGGAGCATTTGCAGGCCCACTATCAAAGGGACCTTCAGTTAACCCTGTTCTTCTAAATTCTTGGACAGATTTTACCAAGACTTTTGGAGCTTTAGAAGACGCTTATCCAACAACTTGGGCTGCCTATAACTTTTTTGCTAATGGCGGCCGTCAACTATACGTAAAGCGTGTAGTAGGAACAGGTGCTGCACAAGCTCAAGTAACCTTGACTGATCGTGCGGCTACCCCCCTAAACACCCTCTTAGTAAAAGCTGCAAATGCTGGTACTTGGGGAAATGCTATATCTGTAGAAACAAAAGCTGCAGGATCGCCAACTCGATTCTCTCTTGTTGTGTATGGAGCTCCAACTATTGGTGGTAACGCAACCTCTAATATTCTTGAGCAATATACGGACCTAAGCATGGTTAATACTGACCCACGTTATGTAGTGTCAGTAATTAACTCACAATCTAGCGTTATTATAGTTTCTGATCTAAACTCAGCTTCTGTATCTCCAGATGATATGCCTAAGGTTGATGGAGTAAAAAATCTTATATCAGGCCTTAACGGATCTGCACCAACAAGAACTGAGTACTCTGCAGCTCTTGAGACATTTGATCCAATTGAAAATCCTTTGGTATTTAACTCACCAGATGCTGCCTACATGTACACTACTGCTGGAACTACTACTGAGCGAACACTCTCTATTAACGTTCAAGCAGACCTTGTAGCTTATTGTGAAGGTCGTGGGGACGCATTTGCAATTGTAGATACCCCAGCAGGCCTTAACCCAACTGAGGCTCAAACATACGCAAATGACGTAACCGCAGCATTTATTGCCGCATCTGATGGTGGCTGTGCCGCTATCTACTACCCATGGATAACAATTCCAGACACGCTTCGTGCGTCATCTTCTGCAACTCGCAATCAAGCGCCTGGTGCAGCAATGGTAGGTCAGTACTTAGCTACTGACGCTTCTCGTGGAGTATTCAAGACACCCGCTGGTTATACAAACCGTGTGGCTCTTGCAGTAGCTGCAGAACGTCAATTGACTAATACTCAACTAGATTCCTTGAACGTCTCAACACGTCCAGTTAACGTAATCCGTCAAGTACCTGGTGCCGGAATTGTTGTAATGGGCGGACGTACAATGAATAACACCCCGGGAGACCGCTACATTAACGTACGTCGCTCCCTAATATACATCAAGAAAGAAATGACAGATAGAAGCTCATTTGCGATTTTTGAGAACAATGACGAACGTCTATGGTCTCAGCTTCGTGTAACTCTTGGCTCTTTCCTACGTTCATACTGGCAACAGGGTGGACTTCGTGGGTCAAGCCCAGATAAGGCTTTCTATGTACGATGCGATGCATCAACAAACAGTGCCTCTGACCTTACTTCAGGTCGCGTTAATGTTGAAATTGGCGTAGCCCTAGAGTACCCAGCAGAGTTTATTGTCATCAAACTTGGTCAGCTAACAGGAAACGCTACGGCGTAAGGAGATAAAAAGAAATGAGTTATACTAACCCCTTAAGTACTCTGGCAACAGATCCAGTACGTAATTTTAAGTTTGTGGTTGAGTTTCTGCCAGAAAGCGCTGACGGTAAGTGGGGAGCTTCATTTGGAAAAATGGGGTTTGTTTCACTCTCCGGTCTAAGCGTTACAACAGAGTCAATCGCATACCGCGAAGGCGGCTACAACACAAACGTGCACCAGATCCCTGGTCAAAGTTCATTTGGCCCAATTAGCCTTTCAAAGGGCGTAATGTTGGGAAATGATGCTCATGCTAAGTGGATGCGTCGTCTATTCTCAGTACTAACACCAAATGCTACAAGCGGCATTGGTGCTAACTTCCGTTGCGATATTGATATCGCAGTACTGAGCCACCCAAACCCAGCAGCATACGCAGAATCAAATAGCACTGCAGCAGCAGCAACAGCATACGATCAACACGCTTCTATGCGTTTCCGTGTACACAATGCATGGATCACCTCTCTCGGATACAGCAACTTAGATGCAGGATCTTCAACTCTTATGGTTGAAGAAATGACTCTAGTTCATGAAGGGTTTGACGTAACCTTTGCTTCTGCCCCAGTTAACGGCGTAGCGTACCAACCTGGTAGCTCAGCTAAGAAATTCAACGCAAACGGAACCTTTGGTTCTTAATTAAAGGAATAGGAAAACTATATGTCTACAGAAACTATCAGTGCATCATCCGACCCAACCCTTGCTAATAAGCTTGTAAACCAGGCTTTATCTGAGCAGGAGGTGGTGGTAGCTGCGTCAAAAACAGAAATCCCATCACCTCCTGATACTCAGGTAGAACTACCAGGTGGACTATTTGACCCTTTTGATGGTCTAACTACCACGGTAGAGATTAGAGAATTAACTGGAGCAGACGAAGAACAACTTGCCAAAATTTTAGATGCTGGTAAAGGACTCTTAGCTATTCTAGAAAAAGCAACAGTAAAAATTGGAGATAAGCCTGCTGACAAAGAAACTTTAGATTCTCTTCTTGCGGGAGATCGAGAAATGATCTTGTTAGCTATTCGAATTGCTACATTTGGCCCAGACGTAAAAGTTGGCCCAATGTGTCCTAACTGTGGCGAAGCAAAGACTTTTGAAATTGACCTTGAAAAAGATGTTGAAATTAAAAAGTTAAATGAAGAAGATCGAGAGTTTACAGTTACTTGTAAGGTTGGAACAGTAGTTTTAAACCTCCCTACAGGAACAACTCAAAAAGCACTAGTCAACGCTACTAATAAGAACTCAGCTGAGTTAGATACTATCTTGCTCAAAGGCTGCATGGCTTCTATTAATGGGGTTCCCGTAATGAGCGTACAGCAGATCCGTGATTTAAGCATTAAAGATCGACGAACATTACTTGAAGAAATATCAAATCGCAACCCAGGCCCACAACTAAGCGAAATTAAAAAGACATGCTCAAGTTGCGAGCAGGAGGTGTCGCTACCGCTAACGTTAGCGGATTTGTTTCGAGAATGAATCAAGTTACGACGTACTACTAGATAGCTACGATCTTATATCCCAGCACTATCCAGGATGGACGTTAACAGATATTCGTTCCCTCTCTTTTAGAGAAAGAATGGTTTGGTTAAGTAAAGCTGCAATGAAAGCTAAGGCGGTGAGATAAATATGGCAGGTCAAAACCTGGTGACCCCTGACGACGAAAAAAAGGCTGCGGGCACCACAAGTAAGATGGATAAAGCCGGTAAAGGCTTTATAAAAGATATGAAGACGTTAGTTGACATGTCTGAAAAATTTGCCAAAAATTTTGAAAAAGCCGCTAAAGCTATGTCTGCCGCTACTGGTGGAAAATATGATGGAAATCAAAAA